ACGTATTGGCGTTTATGAAACTGATATGTTTTCAATACTCGCCGGTACCCAACGATGTTTTAAAAAAAAAATATTATGATGTTCTCTCAAACATACCGGTTTATTATCCTAACAAGAGGGTGTCTAATAAGTATATTCAATTACTTAATACAACCCCTTTAACGTCGTATTTGGATTCGCGTACAGATTTACTACATTGGATGCATTTTGTAGAATCTCAGTGCCTTGGTCTCTATGGCGAACCGATTCTACCTTATGATAGTTGGTTTGTTGCTTATCATGATCGATATGAAAGACCTTATTATAAAACGGATATAACTGATGATAATACAGGTCATTATATACATAACGACTATGTTATTTACGGTATAATATTGACACTTTTCATAAGTATTATTAAATACAATATGTAATAGTATGTATATGAAAAGTGAAATAGTTATTTTGGGAATAACGACCTTTTTTATAGCAAATGCTTATAACGATAATAAATACATGAAGCAAGTTCTTTCAATGAAAAAATACTATAATATGGCGCTTATTGGTTTTGCGGGATTGTCATTTTATCTTTTTTTTAAGAAAAATCCAATGCATATGTATTCTGGTATTAACGCTGCTAGACAGCTAATTAAATCACTCCCTGTCGATAAGTCAGCATCCTATATGTTTGACCCTATTTTCAACAGCGATATTGATTTTAGCCTCGGTGGTAAAACACCCCCATTGGTGGATAACCATAGACCTTCCAATAATCCTATTGTATCTGTGATTAATCAGCTCGATAAAGGAGGGTCAAAAACCACAAAACGCAGTGTTGGTGAAACAAAAAAAAAATATGTTGCCAGTCAACAAGATTGGAAATGTGGTCAATGTAAGGCGCAATTAAACGCGTGGTTTGAAGTAGATCATATACAAAGCCTAGAAAACAGCGGGTCTAACCATGTATCCAATTTAGTAGCTCTGTGTCGGGAATGCCATGGAAAAAAAACTGCAATGGAACGAATGGGGTTATTATAATTACTAGAAAAGTATTTTAATTTCAAAGGTCAATATATGACTAAATTACTCATTTACTTTTTAATATATGTGGTATTGGTCTCACTAGTTGGCGCGTTTATGGGCGATGTTTCCATCCAAGGAGTTGATTTAAATATACATAATATGCTAGTATGTTCTCTCGTAATACCATTCTTGATTCTTATTCAGGGTTTTTATGAGGTGTTGTTTTCTGAAGATATTAAAACCCAACAGTCTATTGTATTAAAGGTCATTGGGTTGTTAATTGGATTAGGAACTACATTTGGTATTATTTTCCTATTGGTAAAACTATCCACCCCCTATATTCTATCAACAACATTATTATTATGGATTACCGGAATTCTATCAATGGCGACCCTACTCTATATTCCACGGTTCAGAAATAGTCTCGCATTTTTCATATCAAATATATCAATTTTGCTTACATTTTTAATAACCAATATCAAGGCGGTTTTAACCTACAGCAGTATTTTAATTATTTTTGGTTTAATCCTATATCATAAAGTCATTATAAGATGGCTCTTGTTACCTAAACATACAATTATTCAATCAAATCCAGTCTATCTTAACCAAGAAACCACGGTTGGATCCAACGAGAATATGAATGTCAAAACTATTGTCGAGAGAACGCGATCAATTGAAGCAAACTATAACTTTTCAGTTAGTTTTTCTTTATATCTCAACGCTCAAAATATAGGAGGCGATATAGCCTATAATAAAAACACAACATTACTTGATTTTGGCGGCAATCCTACAATTCGTTTAAATTCTATAAAAAAACAGTTTATATTCAGTTTCAATTTGGACAATACCACGACCAAAAATATCATTATACCATACAATGATATCAACGGGTTTAAATTATCACATCAGCGGTGGAATACTGTGGTCGTTTCAATGAAAGGGGGGTCTTTCGACTTGTTTATAAATGGATCGCTAATTCACCATGACCAAATTACTCCAAATTATACCATTAATTCTATAAAAATTGGAGAAAAAAATGGTATAGGAGGTGGTGTTAAAAATATTGTGTTTTATAATCAACCACTTGCATTATATCAAATCCATCTATTGGATTCCCTGTAATAAATTTCAAATATACTAATATAATAATATAATTTATATTAGTATATTATAATGAACTTGAGAAATATCCTACTGGGAGTCTCTATTTTAACAGTAATTGTTTTACTGTATTATTACTTTACTAAAAAAACATTTTTGACTACAATGACCGACGCGACAGTATCGCAGGTTATATCTCCAAATGACCTTCCTAATCCAGAAGAAGCCAATAGTAGTAATTTCACATACGCTGTTTGGTTTTATGTTAATAATTGGAATTATAAATATGGTGAGCCTAAAATTATTTTCTCTCGTGTAAATTCCGATAACATGCCGTGTCCAAGTGTTTCACTCGATAGTATGACCAATGACCTTTCAGTAAATATGGCGGTGTATCCTAATGATACGTCTTCCACATCCGTCGTCCATAATTGTAAAGTGAAAAACGTGCCGTTGCAAAAATGGGTATGTTTAGTATTGAGTATGTATGGTCGAGCAATGGATGTCTATCTCGATGGAAAGTTAGTAAGAACATGTCCCCTACCGGGCGTTGCAAAAGCCTGTAATAATGCGCCTCTTTCCGTCACTCCTTCTGGTGGGTTTTCAGGTTATACGAGTGGATTACAATTTTACAACACGTCGTCCAATCCACAAGACGCTTATAATATTTATAGAAAAGGGTTTGGTAGCAACGCATTAAGTAATGTTTTTAATAGATTTAGAATTAAAATAGACGTCTTGGATAATAATGTATCGCAATCCAGTTTTGAGCTATAAACTAAAATGTAATATTCTTATAATTACATAATTGACTGTATTTTTCATTGAACTAAATGTGGTCATTTATTTTATAGTATTATTATAAGTAATGTCGTTAAATTTATTTAATAGGCCAACCACATCATCCTCCATGTTCGATATGTTTCGTCCAACGGCATCCGCTAGTGCAACGGCTAAAAATATACAAGAACGGTTTTTATCTTCAAGTGCTGTGTTTTTAGATTCCAATAGTTTAGTAATGAAATTCTCTTTTTTAATAGTCGTTCTTGTAGTGTTTCTATTATTATTGAGAGGTGGTGCAACTGTGCTGGGGTACTTAATGAGTCCATCTAAAACTCCCCATTTGGTTGATGGTATGATGGATGGAAAACACATGACGGTGGTTCATATGGACCCTAATTTAAAAAGTTCAAAACCTATACTGCGTTCAGTGAATCAGACTGATGGAATTGAATTTACATGGTCCTTATGGGTGTTTATCGAAGATTTAGAATATAAAAAAGGTATGTTTAAACATATTTTTCACAAAGGCAATGACAGTATTACTATGGAGGGATTGAATACCCCAAACAATGCACCCGGTTTATATTTGGCAAAAGATACCAACGAATTGGTTGTGCTTATGAATACTTTTAGCGATATGGAAGAAACGATTACAATTGAAGACATACCGTTAAACAAGTGGATTAACGTCATTATTCGATGCGAAGGGTTGAATTTAGATGTGTATATTAATGGTAAAATTGTGAAACGTCATGTTCTATCAGGTGTTCCAAAGCAGAATTATGGTGATGTGTATTTGTCTATGAATGGAGGATTTTCTGGTTTCACAAGTAATTTATGGTATTATGATTATGCGCTTGGATTGAGAGAAATCAACCGACTAGTTAAGAATGGACCCAATACAACAATGAAAGACAGTGCAATGACCGATACGCGTCATAAATATTTAAGCGAACGATGGTATTTAGATCAATTATCTAACAATTGATTTGTGTATATTATTTAATACCTATTAGTATAACAATGACATCATTACCGACTAATTTAGTATTCACATGTCCCAATAGTCTCAATGGTATAAGCAACAATTCCAAATCGAGTGAACAAGAACGTAATTCGAACACACTTACAAAAGCCCAACAATATGCGTCCGCAGCTAGAAACACATTAACTACAAACGGTAAAACACAATATGCTACTCAAAATAAATTTGGAACCAACCCAAACGCCTATGATTTATTAAAAATACCAAATAGCAATGTATTACTTATACCTATTACAAAACCATGCAATGATTAAATGGGTATCGACCTTAATCAATAATAGACTTCAATATAAAGTAATTAAAAACATACATAGGCTTTTAATTACTTATAATGGCGTTGGTTGGGAACAATTATTCTGGATTATATTCTCTAACAACAACAGATGGATTGGATTATATTAATAATTTACCGAGTTTTTCCAACACCATAGGAAATCAATCCTATGGTAGAAACAGATTACGACAATCCAAGTTTAAAAATGTAGTTCCATTCACGTATATTGACAACCAGTCGTTTAAGCTAAATGTAAGTAGAATAGGAGATCTATGTCAATTTATTGGAATAAGAATAAAGGACGCCTATCAGTACAATGATGGAATCGTATCTATAATAAAACTTAAAACATTAACACTTCGTATTGGAGGTAATATTATAAAACACATAGATATTCAAATACTAAATAATATCCAGGATTTTGTACAAACGAAAGGACCTGATACGTACTATAATTTTGAAAAAACAACTGTTTTGAGTGATGTTTTAAAAACAATACTACTTTGCTATCATGAAATAGAATTGTATATTGAATTGGCGACTACTATTGGATCTGATAATAGTCATACTACAATGTCTCATGTGAAAGTAGAATGTTATACACAATACACAACATTAGATAACCTCTATAGAAATGAGCTAATAAATACCGATAACACTATCGCTATACTAAATACACTTGAGACCACCTATATAGATACATTACAAACATCTGAAGAAAATTATGAAGGAATACGTTTAAAAACACGAAATTGTTTCGACGGAATATTTTTACATGGTATCATGTATAGAAATATTGAACATTTGTCTATACATATCGTTCAGTTAAACGAATCTACTGAAAATTTTATAGAATATAATGACGGATTCCAAATATCCATGTTTTGTACGATTATCAACGACGATACGTTTTATATACCATTCACAAATAATGCTATGTATGGTTCTATAAATAGAGATTCGTTTTCTCTAAGGCCAGGAGATTCTTTATGTTTAAAACTAATAACAACCGATGTGTGCGAAGAAAATGTTAGTGTTTCAATAATGACCCAAAAAAAGTTTATATATTTTAATGGGGTTGGTGGGTTACATTATATGATCGATCCGTTGTCAAGTGTTAAAGTATCACATAATACTCTGGTTAGTAATCATAAAGACATTGTCCGACCTATAATAAGTACTATATGGAATATAAATGATAGAACTATACCAAGTAATGAAGACGCTCATTGTTGTATTACATTGGAAGTAATAGAAACCAACGACAACTATATACACTGTTATAGTTGTCATAAAAATTTTAAATATATTGTATTACAATGGATAGATAATCATAATAATTGTCCTCATTGTAGGCAGTATTGGATGTTGCATAATCGTATATCTTATAAAAACATTGTTGTAGATAATATAGGTAATTATAATTATGATTTAAAAACACTATTGTAGCGTATATTAGATAATGGAACAGGTTATTGATATAAACAATACCATACCTCTAGTCCTAGCAAGTCATTATAATTTTCATATAATTACAGCCCATTCATTTCCTAATTATGGTATTGGAATAAATAATCAACTACCATGGGATTTAAAAAAAGAGTTAAATCATTTCAAGACGACGACAACTCAAAAATTATATAGTGTAAAAGAGAAAGGTATTGAAATATTACCCAAACGTAATATTATTATTTTTGGTCGTCTTACTTGGAATTCTATTAGCGATAAAGGAAAAAAAAGTATTTTAAAAGACAGGTATGTTATCGTTATTACATCAACACCGACAATTGTTTCCGATAATGGAGAACGAAGAATAACATGGAACGACCTACCCCAAGCATTATATGACTTACGCTTAAACATTACAGTTAGCAACCACGTGTTTTTTGCGGGAGGCGAAACTATATATAATCAAGCGTTTAAAGATTACCCTATTAACTGTGCCCATATTACAGAGGTTTATATCGAATGTTATAAAAACGATGTATCCTTTAGTAAGTATTTTCCAGAGTATGATCCAAATTCTTGGATTATTTCCACCAACCCATTAATGTCGTCTGATACGTATACTCGTTTATCTCTATTAACATGCTCACCATTTATTTTGGAAAACAATATATGGTATCGCCATAAAATGTATGCAACACCCCATTTCGTTTCAGAATATTATACGATAGACCCGCGTTATAAATCGATAGCCTTTATGGCGGATAATAATGTTGTATCGTTATGGAAATGTGAGGAACAAGACCAGTATTTGGATATTATGAGAGATATTATCGAAATGGGTATGGATCGAGACGACAGAACTGGTGTTGGAACACGTTCAGTATTTTCAACACGGCAAGTATATGATTTGTCAGACACTTTTCCTATAGCAACAACGCGTCGTCAGTGGTTAAAAGGTATTTTTGAAGAACTAAAATTATATATTACTGGTAAAACCGATAATGCATTACTACAATCTAAAAATATTCATATTTGGGACGGCAATACGAGTAGAGAATTTCTGGATTCGCGTGGCCTAACCGACTACCCAACTGGAGATATGGGAGAGACGTATGGTTTTAATTTCCGTCATTTCGGTGGTAATTATATCGACTGTCATACTTCATATGATACATCTACCGGCTATGATCAAGTGTCAAATGTGATTCATCTTCTAAAAAATGACCCGACAAGTCGTCGGATTATCATTAATCTTTGGAATCCTGCAACACTCCACAAGGCAGCATTACCATCATGTCTCTTAATGTACCAGTTTTACGTAGATACTGATTTAAACAAACTTCATTGTCAGATATACATACGTAGTAGCGACTATTTTTTAGCCAACAATTGGAATTGTTGTACAGGGGCATTATTGGTTCATATGTTATGTTCTCTCAAAGATATACCTTATACTCCGGGTTCCATTTCCGTCATTACAGGAGACACTCATATATACAAAAATCATTTTAACCATGTTCAGACCCAATTAAAAAGGGAACCAAACCCTTTTCCAAAACTGGAAATAACTCGCTCCAAGGAATATATATCATTAGATGACATTGAGTACAATGATTTACGCTTAATAGGTTATCGCACCCATCCATCTATTTCAGCACCTATGGCCGTATAACTAAAGTCTTAAGGATGGGTTAATACAAATGTCCATTCTTGGAAACACTTTCCCTGACATGCATTTTTGCTGTTCAGTTACCTTAACACACGACCTTACACTTCGATCGCTCCCAATATAACAATAACCTGCTTTACCACCGCGTTGAATTTGACTCGCCGAGTCATCACCTTCATAATCATCATAGGGTATATTTTTAATAGTTTGTCCTTTATCGCTTTTAGACGAGTCGATATCTAAAAGCCCATCTATATCATTTAATACTGATTTAGACGCGTCGGAGATAATATCTATTCCAAATTTACTACCAACGCGTGTATTGTCAACTGTTGTATCAACGACATTAATAATAGAATATCCAAAATATTTTACTAACGGGTTAATAAGATTTATTAAATATTCCAATACATGTTCCGCATAACCTAAAACGTTGATTCCTAATATAGCTAGTACCACCACTATAATCAGTATGTTTAAAATACTTATATTGGAAGTCGTAGTGGCTATTGGGGTGGTAATTGATTGTATATCGCTTACAAAATCTCCATCATCAAACAGGCTGTTCCCACTAACAGGATTGTCATTACTCAATAGTCTCGAATAGAGTGTCATTTGTATAATATAATAACTATAAATTATTATATTATACTATTCTCTCGAATGCAAATACAAAATATTAATTATTTATATACGTTGGACTATATTCTTTACTAATTGAATGTTATTAAATTATTTATTTTATCTTTTATAGAATAACAATTATATATTATATGAACAAAGAATTAAAATTTATCCATATAACTAAATGTGCCGGGACATTTATAGAAGATTTAGGTTATGAGAATGATATTTTATGGGGTAAATTCCACGAAGAATATGGTTTTTGGCACTCTATATTTATTGATAGAGACAAAGAATTAAAAGAAAAATACGACTGGTTTATGATTGTTAGAAACCCTTATACTAGGATACTATCAGAATACTATTGTAAATGGGGGGGTATAGGAGAAACCAACCAAGACCACACCAAAGAAGAGTTTAATAGTTATCTCATTGATAAAATATATAATCGCTCATTGTCAGGACATCATTATACAGAGCAGTGTAAGTATATAGATGTGAAGTATAATATTAATATTATTAAATTAGAAACAATTAATAAAGATTTACCAAAACTCTTTAAAAATTATAAAATTAACATTCAACCAAATTTTGAAGATAAAAAAAATAAAGGTAATAAAACAAAATTCACAATAGATGATTTTAGTCATGAATTAGTTGAATATATCAATGTAGTATATCATAATGATTTTGAATTATTGAATTATGATAAAAAATGCGTATAAAAATTGGTATATTGACACAGTACAATATGGTTTTATTAATATAATAATATAATAAAACTATCGGTTTAGTAAAATGGTAATTTATATAAGTTATAATTATTATACTGAATCATTTACACAATAGCAATATATCAATAATTAATATCGCCGATAGTTTTCAACAATTCTAGTCGTCGTTGGGTTTCTTTTCGCGATGTTTCTGATACATCACCCATAGTGTCAAACAAATAGTCGGTTTTAGGCGCCAACTCATTCGCCTTTAACGTTCCATAAATCAGGTTTATATTACCTTTAATAATCTCGGTTGCCGTTTTTTCCTCAATAGTCATCAATTGAATACTAATGTCAATCGGTGTAAAAAGTAATTGAAAAACGAAATACAAAAGACATAATTTCTTTTTTTTACAAGACGATGTAAATTTAATCTTATAAAAAAATAGAATACTTTGACAAACACGATGTATGACGTTTGTGTATCTATCCACATCTGTTTTAGTGATTAATTTAGATACGACTTCAGTTCGGCGAGATGAATAGTCAGTTTGGTTCATAATCTCTATAAGATCCCAGATAATCCATACGACATCTTCTTTATGGGTCTGAGTCAGATCCCTCTCCATAGCCTGTCTGGTTGCACACCGTAATGGTATTTTATTTTTCCGACAATGTTCATCATACATCAAAATCCAATGAACCCAAAAAAGAACATCATGCATTTTAGGCGTTTCCAACCCGTCACCAATAGAGAGACATAAATAAGACAATTCGTTCATGGATAAGCTCAATTCATCCGGATCACCCTCTTTTAACAGAAGCCCAATGTATTTTTTACTCTCCGCTTTTAATCGTCCTTGTAAATTGGTAATAGTAAGTTCGTTCGGTTTTAGTTTTAAAACGGACAATGCCGGCATTTTAGGCGAGTAGCACAAGACACATATAATTTCGGCAAAACATTCACGAATGTTCTTATTGTTCCGCATACTCATTTCACAATCGTGATAACCAGTTGACCGAATAGTCTGATAATAGTCGTATTTCACCTGTAAATAGGGCATCACCCTTGGGTTAGAAATGTTAATATGATTACTTACAAAAAGATAAAAGAGTTCCCACAACTTGTCAAACATTCCTATACAGACCAGTTCGGCACACCAATACTGAGCCTGTTCAAGCTTCAATTCCAGGATTGATTTTTTTAATAAATTCTCAACCTCGATCCGCTTATATCCAGAAAAAGATACGCGTGTAAATTCACTTTTTAAACGTCTATCGTTTATTTCATATTTACGGTCCATTATAAGTAATCGTAGTAAATTTTTAAATTACAATATGACAGTGTTGTTTAGTCTAATAAAATATAATACCATTATAAATTATCTCAATGGTAAAACTAAAAAACACCAACCCGTTGATAAAAAAAACCTATAATGCTTACCATTACTTGATTTCGAAAACCCCTATTAATAACCTACCGTTATCACAGTTGTTTTTGGTATTATTAACGTTCATTATGGCTTATTTTGTATTAAAGCACATGATTTATTATAATATTTTTGTACCATCAATTTCTATAGAAGGATTCGACAATGCTGATTCGAATAAGCAATTTATAATGAAGAAAAACAATGGTTTATTCGACGATTTTTACGCATCGATTTATGACACGTTGGTTTATAGTGATATAAAGAATGCATTTGAGTTAAACCGACTATCTTATTACGCTACAATTGACCAACATTCAAATATCCTTGACATTGGCTGTGGAACTGGTCATCATGTAGCTCAAATAGCAGACTCTAATGCTATTTTATCAAACGATAACATTATTGGGATAGATATATCGAAAGCAATGGTAAATAAATCACAGGACAATTATCCGGCTTTAAAAAATTGTTATCAATTGGGTGATGCTACTGATCCCACTCTCTTTAGGGATGATACATTTTCACATATACTATGTCTCTATTTTACAATCTATTATATCAAGGACAAATATCGTTTTTTTAAAAATTGCCATACTTGGCTCCAGCCAGGTGGGATTGTACTTTTACACTTGGTTGACCGCGATGAGTTTGATCCTATTATTCCAGCTGGCAACCCTCTTGAAATAATCAACGTTCAAAATTATTCCGACAAACGTATTACATCGAGTAAAGTCGCATTTAACGGTTTTAACTACCAGGCTAATTTTGACTATAAACCAACGAAAAATCGGAGTTATTTCACCGAAAAATTCATTTATAATAATGGAAAAACACGCCAAAATGAACATACGTTTTATATGGAGACACAAAATGACATTTTAACTACTGCTAAACAAGCAGGATTTATTGTTAAGGAAAAAAACCATATGCATAAATGTGGTTATGAAAAACAGTATTTATATGTTCTTGAAAAAACGCACTAAATGATTTTATATATATTATATATAACAATGGTAAAACGCCAGAGATCGAGTTCTAAAACTCTTAAAAAACTAAAAATGCGTCGTAAAACAAATAATCGTACTCCTAAAGTGAAGAAGCGAACACGCGTCTCCCGTCGTGGTCGCCGAAATTTGACCAAAGTAGGTAGAAATCAACAACACGGCGGGGATGACCAGAATGTCATCGACATTACTCATCTATTGGGAACAGTGGGGGACGCATCGGCGTTTAATATACCAATGTCTGAAACTATTGTTCTTACACCCAAGGTGTTGGTATCTATAGACGCCAATCAAGAAGAAAATGGCGACACTATACGCACTATAAAATTAGGTGTGTTCTTTTACAATTCGCTTAACGGTGAGTATGATCCCTATGAAAACCAGGCATCTGACTTTACCATAGAAAATCGGGTTCTAATGACGCAAGAAATGGAAGGTTATCTAGCCAATAAATATGGTAATTATCATCCATTAAATATGTTATTCTTCCCTAATTTTGAAAAAACAGACAGAACTCTATCTGTACCGTCTCTCGGTATTTCTATTGAAGACGAGTTTCAAGGACTCAATTTAGCAAGGATAATGATCCAAGTAGCTATTTTCATGTTGGAAAATACAGTTAATAATGAAATGTTGCAAGACATTACTGGTGAGAATTTACATGAACAAATATTGAGTATCGATGGTGATGGTAGCGGTGGTTTTTGGGAACATATGGGTATGTTTGACCACCGGTATGGATACAATAGGGATACTGCGCATAAACTTAAAGGTGTTGGTATGGAACTGATTACTAAAGTCTGTATTATGCGATTTTGGGCTGCTGGTGACAAGTTAAAAATACCTAATTATGATGAAAGCCCTATTTTCTCTAAAATATACCCTCCTCTAAAACAATATTATCTTACTAATAGCTATAAAAGTTGCAAACCTGACTATAAACAGTCGCTCGACATCGACGATGGGCGTCATCAATCTCATTTTGAACACATGATTGACCAAGTATCTAGAATGAAACATAAAAAATGAATACATTGTTTATAATTTAAAGTTAAATTATAATTAATTGTAATGAAAAATATAATACAATTTAATACAAATAGTTATTGTTGCGAAAGTGGGTTCTTCACTAAAACTCCTAATGGTGGTGATTATACGACGTGCCCTTTATGTGAAAATGGCGATTGGGAATCGACTATATCCAATACATATATGAATACTTTACAATCACACTATAAATCTTTTATGAATGAGGATGGTAGTCTTGGAAGTGAAAATTATTCTTTTTGTAATGAATGTAAAATACTTTTTAATATTGGGTGTGTTCATTCTATGAATGGTTGTACTTCCAATATTTACAATGCCCATTTAATAGGTAAATGGCGACATCAAGGAAATACATATACAGGTATGCCGCGTTTTGATACTTTAATAGAATATATTACAACAATAAAAGATATTGAAATTCTTGGTGAAATATGTCCCAACAATGTTTTGAAATGTACAAGTGAAGGTACTGCTTATCCAAATGATAAATTTCCTCAGTACTATAAACCATGTCAATTATCATTATAACCATAAAATAAAGGTCGTCTAATATCATTAATTAAATTCCAATACTTATTTAACATAGGGTTATGATTGATAATATAAGTATTGGAATACGAAACGTTATAATATATAGTATTGCATTTTGTATATTTATACAGTCTATTATATTATTACGCTATAAATTTAAATATGTATTTTGGGGAAGAATACCTGCATACCATACCTACCAATGGTGGTATCGTTTTATGGATGAACAACTCATTAATAAAAAGAAATGGGTTGGAATGAGCAAAGACAGTCGTTATTACATACACCCAACACCTATACATTCTAAACAAAATCTAACCCTAACAACTTTAAAATTAGAAGATGACACAATTAAAGACATCGTTAATTACATTAACATTCATTTTATGAATTACTCAGACGCTCGTTTCAACATTGACTATCCACAATTAAGTCAACTTATTTCACCATATAGTAAATTATCAGCATTAAAAGAGAATAATACAATGCGTGGTTGTATTATTAGTATTCCATTTACGTTATGGTTAGCATGTTATAAAAAGCATCAATGGTCTCATAGCATTGAATCTCAAACAACAAAATATAAAAACCCAGACAC